CTTGTTATGGAGTGCCTTTGTATGTTACTGATTTTGATAGTAATATGATTGGAATGATTGATTTTGAAGTGATTAAAATTGTATTTGAAAAATTTGAAATTAATGTAAAACTTTATTGTGATCTAGATATTCGTAGTTATTCAATCAACACCACTTATCAACAACTTCGGTTGATTCTTGCAGGTGATGTTGAACAAAATCCCGGCCCTCCAGCTTATTCTAGATATATTGACGAAGATAAAGTACGTGCACAACGAAAAGAAATTACTCATCTGCAACGCGAAATTGAACGCCTGAAGAAACATAAAGCTAAACAAGCTAATCACGTACAACGGCAAATTGAATTGGAAAAGCGAAACAGAAAGAAAAACCGTGAAAACGATGCCACTCGGAAAAGACATGCACAAACTTTGGTTTCTGATACTGTTTCTAAAATTAAGGATGATGTTATGTATGTTTGCTCAAATCCCTCAGCTTTGGCTGAAACCGCAAAAGCAGGAGCTTATGTTGCTGCTAATGTTGTCCTCCCTGGATCTGGCTCAGCTGCTGCTGCAGTTGTGAATGGTGCTAAATTGTCTACTGCTGTTGATAAACTTAACCCCACAATTGATATGGTTCAAAATATTTTAAAGACTCTTTCATCAGCTAGTGATGATTTCAAAAGTTTGTTTAAAATTCCTTCAGAATATGATCTCTTGAGTATTCTTGTTTCTTTGATTTCAATTGGTAACAGCTTAAAACAAAAGCAGATGTTACTGTTAACTCTTCACTGTACTAATCTCGCCCGTCTTCTCCATGTTTCCCTTGATAGTTTAATGAGTTTGATTCCATCGTTCTCTAAAACTGAAGTAACTGAAGCGTCCACTAGAATTCCAATGAATGAATGCAGAATTAGCTATGCTTCCACTGGCGCTATCCCCAAAACTAGTCGAGTTAGCCAGTCTTTGGTTTCCGACATGCTAGCTACAGCAACAAAAGCACCCGAACTACTTCCATTTACTGGATTTCTTGCTTTTCTATGTGGAGCTTTTTCCCTGATGTGTTCAGGAATAATTCCTTCTCCTTCTGATATGACTAAACATTTTGGCAATGTGGGACGTGCTGCTCAAGGCTTTAGAGCTTTGAAAGACATGTTCTCTTGGATCTTGATTACCTTGCTGAAATTTACTATACTACTGTCTATGGTGTAAGTGCGGATGAGTATAAATTCATGCAAAATTTTCCCCAATTAGAGAATTTATATGCTGCAGTCAAATTGATTGAAAAATTTGAAAAACCCCTTATTGATTCTTCAGCCCCAATTGCAAATCAAACTTTAACTGTATATCATGAACTCAATGAATATCATTTTCAGGCTTCTAAATTGAATTCCCGATCAAATGTCTACTTAGTTGCTAGTTTACAAAAGCGCATAAAAGACCAAGTCGAATGGGCTACTCATAGTCCTGCTCGTTGCCACACAATTCGGACCCAACCCGTGGCATTATATTTATTTGGACATCCAGGAGTGGGCAAAAGTGTTGCCACTGAAGTTTTGAAGGCGCGCATTTTCCGCCGCTACCTAAAAGAAAGAGGTATTAAGTATGAGTCCAGCTCATTTCCCCGCCGAGCTAAGAACGAGTATTGGGAAGGATACACAGGCCAACCCATTGTTGTGCTTGATGATTTTGGAAACGTAAAAGATTCACAACAAAAGCCTGTTGAGGAGTATGAAGAATTGGAATATATGGTTAATACTGCTCAGTTTCCCCTAAAAATGGCTGAACTTAAGTCAAAAGGCGTGACAAATTTTACGTCTGAGTTTATTATTGCTTCTTCTAATCAGAAGTTCCCTGAAATTAAATCCCTTGTAGACCCCGGTGCTGTATATCGCCGCTTCCATGTGTGGGCTGATGTCACTATTGACCCTGCTTATGGAGTGCCCATTGGTAAAGATGAACATGGAGCTGCCTATTATACATTTGACAAAGAAACAATTGCTAAGCATAAGAAAATTCCCGTAGATCAGGTTCCCCTATTAACTGTAGAACATTATAGATTTACCTGTTACAAAGTTAGTCATAACAAGCAAACAGGCAATGCCGAAGTTCATTACGTTCCTGGAAAGAGTGGTCTCAAATTCGATGAATTTTGGGATTACTTCGTCCACGAAAACGAGCGTAGGAAAACTGAAAGTGTTGCTCTTGCTAATGCTATCCGCAAAGAAGCAGGTATTGAAATCCCCAAACTTCCTAAATCTGAACAACAAATCCTTGACGAATTTGACAAAATTTTCCATCCCGAAAAATTTATTGAGGTTCTTGCTAGTGAAGAAGAATTTCTTGTAGACCTTGGTGACGACTATTTTGATGCTGAACAAGATTCCATCTTTGGCGACATTTCACACATTTTCAACTCTCGCCAACGGCTTGCGAAAATTAAAGAACTTTACTACACTCACAAGCAAGCATGCAACACACACATGACTAGACTCTGGCAAAGCTTGCGTTCCTGCGTTACGACTGTAACAAACACTTTGCTTTCTGTAGCTCAATTTCTACTTTCTATTTTCTCTTCTATTGCTCAAAAATGCATTGCCTATCTCCCTAGTGTACCAACATCCAAAATACTCACTGGCCTTTGCTCTTCCGCACTTGCTCTTTTTGGTGTTTGGTACACTGGAATCTTTTGTAGCCAATCCTCTGACAACAGTAGTGCTTGGTGTCAATTTAATCGCACGCCTTCTGATTCTTACATGCCGTGTGAAGAGTGCGTCACTTGTAAAATTTTGCAATACCCAAAACATGGTAGTATGCTGGAGCATTTTCTGGAAAGAACGGGAATCAAATCTGTTCGCAATGATTTGTTTGAACAAGGTATGTCCCGCGAAATTTTTGAAGATTTTCGCGAAGAAATTAGAGTTAACTTGCCCAAAGCCAGAGCCCAAAGTATTTTTGGACAATGCCCAATATTGCAGCTTATTGATCAAAATTTCGTTGCTAGGACTTACCAAGACGCCTTTCAGGTCATTGGTAACCTTTGCTGGTTCAATTGTTCCTTCTGTGATCAAGTTTCAAACACCTCCTATAATTCCTTAGATAACGATGACTGCATCCGCGCTGCAAATCAAATTCTCAATCATCGACCCGAAGCACAACGCATTTACGATTCCCAACCCCGTACCGTAAGACCGCAAAATTATGCCCAGAGAACGTATGACTCCCAGCCCGCACTTGCAAGACAACGCCAATTTGCCCAGAAAGTGAATGAAACCAACCAACGAGTGCCTAAAACCCGGCGCCTAGCCCAAGGATTGGTAGAATGTAAGACTGAGATGCACATTGGAGCTCGCAAGTATGCTCAGCGAGATAGAGTTCAAATTGAACAAACAACCCAAGTGCTATTGAATAATTCTGTATGGATACAAGCTGCTGACAAAAATGGAATGTGTTGTAGAAGCAATGGTGTTTTCTTAGTTGGACGCACCATGATAACTACTGCACATACAGTTTTGAACCCACCCCAAATTGACCCAATCGAGTATTTAATCATTAGAAATCCTTATTCGACTGAAGCTGCCATCAAAATTCCAATTGGTGAATGCAAAATTTCGCAAGCATTTCAACTTGACGGTTCCCCTGTAGATTTGGCCCTCGTATCTTTCCCACCTGTTGTCCCAAACCGACCCCGAATTCTATCGAAATTTCTTGGATCTGAAGATATTGACCTCTTAAAGGAAGGGGACTTAACTTTTTCCGGCTTCTATGAAGTCAAAGGTAAAACTATAGTACAGGAAAAATATCCTTCTTTCTTTTCTGTATCGACGAAGACGACCGAATACTTTTTGCATGAACAAGGAACTTGCCCCAAGAGCTCAACTCAATGCAAGTGTCCCATCAAGATTGGTAATCACATCGAGTACGATTTGGAAACGTTGAATGGAATGTGCGGAGCTCTGCTCTCTATTTCTAACCGACTTATCCATACCAAACTTGTTGGATTCCATGTTGCTGGTGGCTCTGGCGTTCTGGCTCTTGGAGCTTTGACTACACGCCAATTTTTGGAACAGGCATTAAGTGCTCATGTTGAGAAGTTTGGAATTCCAAAGTCATATTGATTGATGGAAGACTTCCATATTCTCAATCATGGGTAGATCCTTCTTGCCAGGTTTCACTGATTGATATCGGTGATTGCCTCAACATAGGCACTGCACCAGCACCCGCTGCTCCTTCCAAGACACAGCTTGCGCCATCCCTGATCTTCGATAAAGTACAACAACACATTGCAAAACCCGCTTACTTGAAACCTGTATTCGTGCAGGATGAAGGTGTGGTTGACCCAATGCTAAAAGGTATAAAGAAGATTATGGGTGGACAAACTTTTGTCGATTCGAACTTACTCGACGCTGCTGCCAATGACGTGTTTCAGGGACTAGGGAGACCTACAACTGGAACCGGCATTGTGCATAGCTACGAGGAAGCTATCGTAGGAGTAGAAGGTGACCCGTATAAACGACCAATTAACCGAACGACCTCCCCTGGATATCCATATACATTGAACAACAAATCCAAAGGTAAGACAGCTTGGTTGGGTAATGATGAAAACTACATAGTAGATAACCCTGAACTCAAACAAGATGTCCAAAACTTGTTGAATGACTCTCGACAAGGTATTCGTGGTAGTGCAATTTCCATTGCCACGCTTAAGGATGAAAAGCGACCAATTGCCAAGTGTGATGCTGGTAAGACTCGAGTCTTCGAAGCTTGCCCACAGCACCTTGTCATAGCTATCCGACAATACTTTTTGGATTTTGCTGCTCATGTTATGAGACATCGGATTGATAACGGCATCGCTGTCGGTATCAACCCGTATTCTCTTGAATGGACGAAACTGGCCCATCACCTGCAATCTAAAGGAAATTATTTGATTGCTGGTGACTTCTCGAATTTTGACGGATCACTCTTAATGCAAATTTTGATTAAAATAGTCGAAAAGATCAATGAATGGTATGGTGACGATGAGGAGTCGCAGCTGATCAGAATGGCCCTTTGGGATCATATCTGCAACGCTGACATCATGGTGCGTGGTGAAGTGATTCGCAAGACTCACTCACAACCATCAGGAAATCCCCTCACCGTTATTATAAATTCATTGTTCAATGGCATAGTTATGCGAATTGCATATCTTATGCTTAAGAAAGAACAGGGTTTGCCTGTTGTGTGTGACTACAGGAAGCATGTTGCTGAAATCATCTATGGTGATGACGATATAAAATCAGTTAGTGTCGAAATAATTGACTGGTTTAATCAACTCACTTTGACAGATGCTCTTGCTTCCTTTGGTCTCACATATACTGACGAAACCAAGACTGGAAACATCCTTCCATTTAAACCATTGGAAGATGTTGCTTTTCTTAAACGAAAATTTGCTATTCAACCCGATGGCACTTTTCTTGCTCCTATGGATTTGGAAAATGTGCTTGAGATAACGAATTGGGTTCGCGGAAAAGCTCTCAAGTCTGCGACTATTGAAAATTGTGATCAAACGATTATGGAACTCTCTCTCCATCCGCAAAGCGTGTACGAGTATTGGAGTGCTCGTATACAAGAGGAACTCGCAGTGGTTGGGTTACAAATTACTGTACCCACTTACTACGAGCAGATGGAGGTGTACAAATACAATCGTGATTTGTACTCTCGAACAGAATATGTTCCTCTATGGTAGCTCCTATGGCCTTGACCCGGAAATGTGAACTTGGATTTAAAATTTAAACAGGATACTTTTTCTTCTACTGCTATTTCCTTGCCTCTAAAAGAGTGTTGCTGTGCTCTGGTGATACAGCTCCTGACTTCAGGGTGAATAATCATCTACCCCTGTCGTATGACATGATTGCTACTACTTCAAATGAAAATTCAAATGGTTCTGTATCGTATGACCATGACCAAAATACGATAGTTGATTCGACCCGTGGAAAATTGTTAACTGATATTCAAATGTCTGCTGAGGCTGTTCCAATGCCATCTACTGCTACGCAAATGGCTTTGAACGACACCACCAGGCACGAGATAATGAGTATTCTTGAGCGTCCTGTTAATCTTGGGACTTTTGAATGGAAAACATCTGATGCTGCCATTCCAATTCAATTAGCTCCTTCTGATTATACATCTGACACAAAAAATTATTTGCAACAGTTTAATTTCCCACAAGATATTTTTACGAATTCCCCCCTTGTAGTTGATAAATTGAAAAATTACCAATATTTTAAAGCTGACATCGAAATTGAAGTCAAAATTAATGCTCAGCCCTTTTTGCAAGGTGCTCTCATGTTAGTTTATAATCCTTATTACGATCAGACTGGTGATTTCAGACGTAAAGGAACTCGTTTCCTTGCTTCCCAAACTTCTTGCCCCTATAAAATTGTTAGTGTTGAAGAAGGTAATTCCCTTAAATTAATTTGCCCTTATGCTAATATTTATGATTTATTTGATCTTGGAAATTCTCAAAACCAATTTGGTTCTGCTTTTCTTTATGTCTTTTCCACTCTTTTAGGACCTCTTGCTGCTGAAACAGCAAAATATACTGTTTTTGCTCGCTTTGTTAATCCCCATTTCTTTGTTCCTACCCAAAATGACGTTATTTCTTCTGCCCGTGATAAACACGAAATTAAACGCCTCGAGTCTAAGGGATATCGCGTTGCCCAAGCTGATGTACAACCAGTTGCTGCTAGGGATACGGGTGAGGTTTCAACACCAGGTCCTGTGTCCAAAGTTGCAAGTGGCGTAACAACTGTCGCAGATGTTCTTTCAGGAATTCCGGTTCTTGGAAGATTTGCGTCAACTGTCGCATGGGTTTCGCGAGCAGTGGGTAATACTGCTGCCTCTTTTGGATGGTCCAAGCCTACTTCTATTCAACCTCAAAGTAAAGCTGTTCTTAAACCAAACCACACTTTAATTCACACAGAGGGTAATGATGATGCAACAACATTGGCTCTCCTCCAAGACAACGGAATTGATGGATCTTCCTTCATTCCTGAAAGCAAGGATGAGATGAGTTTTGAATACATTTTTGGGCGACCAAATTTCTTTCATTCTCAGACTGCTGCAACAACATTATTTTCTGCTCGAAAACTCATCACGGCATGGGAAGTTTCTCCTCTATCTCAATATCAATATGGAAACACTGAAGATAGCCAGAC